GGTCCCGGTGACGCCTTGAGTACCTTGAAGCCCGGTCCCGGTAATACCCTGCGTTCCCTGAGCCCCGGTCCCGGTGGTACCCTGCGTTCCCTGAGCACCCGCTCCGATAGCTCCTTGCGTGCCCTGAGTCGCGACTCCGGTTAGGCCCTGGGTGCCTTGAGCCCCGATCCCGGTGACGCCTTGAGTACCTTGAAGCCCGGTCCCCGTTATGCCTTGGGTGCCTTGAATACCTACAAGCCCCGTAGCAAGAATAGTCCAAGCAGAAAAAGAACCCGACCCATTTATAAGATCCACTAACACGGTGAGGTTGAACCCCGAATAAGCCGTGCAGAAACCTTCCATCCAATTGGATGGCGAGCCAGCAGCTATAATGCGTATTCTGCTACCAGGGGCAAAAGCGTCGATGTTCGAGCCTACCTCAAAAGTCTTTGACCCGGTGGCTATGGTTACGGTGTCAAAACTAGCATCTTCAAACGTAGAACCTGCAGGCCCGTCATTCCCCTGTACGCCCTGCATTCCTATCCCGGTAGGCCCCTGTATGCCTTGAGGCCCGTCAGCAGGGCCTTGGATTCCTTGTAGGCCTTGCAGCCCTTGAATCCCAGGATCACCGCTCACGGAGACATTCCATATACTGTAGGTGCCGGAGCCAATAGTAAAGTCTATGAGCACAGTGAGTGCGAAGCCGATATAGCTAGAGCAATAACCCTCCATCCAATTAGAGCCGTCATGCGCGATACGCACTCTGCTGCCAAGCGCAAAACCATAGCTGGAAGATCCTAGAGTAACAGTTACTGACCCGGTCGATATAGTCTTTGTGTCGAAGCTGGCTGCAGTAAGTATCGTGCCGTTGGCACCGTTGGCTCCTTGTATACTAGTCCCTGCTCTTCCCTGCGCTCCGCCTTGCCCTTGTACGCCGATGCTGCCTTGAGCGCCATCGGCTCCTTGAATGCTCTCTCCCATGGAGCCTTGGATACCAGTACCGTCGGCTCCCTGTGCCCCGTCGGCTCCCTGTGCCCCGTCGGCTCCCTGTGCCCCAAAACCGGGAGGTCCATCTCCTCCAATAATGCCTTGAGTTCCTTGTGGTCCGTCGGCTGGACCCTGCGGGCCGGCAGGACCTTGTGCGCCAGAACTTAGAAACGGTGCCGCGGTATCGAACATGGCGCCCATGCACCCGCTCGTATCCTCTGTCGGTATAATAGAGTTCTTAGCATGAAGCGCGGCCATGATCGCAGAAACCATTGCTGTGTCGGCCATCTTAGTCTCCTATCTTCAGCCTACCAGATCCTGAAGTGATCTTTCCCTTGAGCCCCTGAGTATCCGAATTAAACGGAATACCAAATATAGAGCATACAGCCTGAAGAGCCTCTATATTGGCGGAGTCAGTACCGTCATCGACTCGTACATCGTCGCCCTCTCGAGCTACATCTTTTGCACCAATTTTTTTAATGTAAAATACGCTTCCTTCTGCTCCCTCTATGTCGACATCACCTTGGGTATCTACATCAAGATCGCCTTCCAAATCCATAACGATGGCAGACTCAGGACCACTCGTCTTAATATGTAGCGCATTTCTAAACTCTATCGACACTGGGGATTGTCTACCAAATAAGAGCGTAATCGGTGCGTCAGGACCAGGAGTCTCCGCGTCGATTCTAGGAGAATCGAACACAAGAGACACCGCGCTCTTAAAAGCCTGCATCACGCGCGCGGCTGTCTGAGAATCTACATAAGGCCCACTGTCGTCCTGCCCGTAGTGAACCGATGAGGGGGCTCTCGTATTCGAGGTCTTAGCGAGTATTCCGACGCCTGAGAACATGCTGTAGCGGTTCATGCTGTCGTTGACGTTCTGCAAGGTCGAGACGCCATCAGGATCTATTTTTGATCTCGCCTCGGAATCGAGGAACATCAAATCGTCATGTGAGCGTAAAAACAGAAGAAGAACACTGTCGTGCTCCTGTGGCTGCACAGTCTCCTCGACAAGTTTCGAGGAGCCTGGCCAGATGAGGCGAACGGTGAAAACATTGTTCACCTGCCCTTCTTGCACGAGGAGGCGCACCTTGACCGTGTTGACATCGAAGACTTCGACGACTTCGGCGTATTCGACGATGAGGAGGTTCTTAATCCAGTCAAGCATATTGCTACGAGCGCTATACTTGAATAGTTCAAATCCGTCCTTATCCATTCAAGGTGACTCCTGTCTGTTCATAGCCTGGGAGGTATTTATTCTTGTAAGGATGCCTGATTACTACAATCTTATTATCAAAGAGCCAAGGGATCTTGAACGATAATCCGCTCACGCGATCATTATCGGGAGAATAGTCCTCGAGAGCAAGGCCGGCAGTCACCGTCATAGGTCCGTCTGCCCATGCCCCAGGTGAGTTCCATGTGGCAAGATCGGTGAGCGCGCGGGCTAGATCAGGGAGATGGACTACACCGTGCTCGTCGGTCCAATCGACGGGGCTCGCGGTCTTTAATAGTTGGTTGGCCACATCAACCCAACTGTGATGTGCACTGTCGTAAGGATACACCCCGACCGTTACGGTCAGCGTTATCCACGCCTTTTTTACCATGTCTTGCGCCGAGGCGGGATTGTCGGTGTAGGATTGCTTACTCGGATGAGTACCCGGTACAACCGTGACAAGCCCTGTCTCGTAATCGACCACTGGAGCGTCTTCGTCAGGTATATCAACGCATGAAAGCGTCATCTCGTTGTCGTCGCCTACTGTGGAGAACTTGACGGAGCTCAATAAAACCAAGAACGCATGATGAGTCTCCTTTGGTTGATAGAAACTACCAACTGTGTCGAGTATACGATACCTACTCACGAACAACACCGTCGTCATGGGATTTATGAGCTGCCTGAACGGACAGCGGATTATCCTCAAGCCAGACATCGTTATATCGTAGACCGCCGCGAGCTTAAGCACCTTGCCGTTCTTCTGCCGCTCTTTTATCACCGGGTCCTTGAAGAGGCCCTTGGTGCTCTGGCTCGTCTTATAAACAAACAGTGAACCATCCAACGACATATACCAGCGGATATAATTGAAGTGGTTCTTGATGGCATTGAGCTGCGATTCTAGCGTCTCGTGCGCCTCATCGAACAACTGAAATCCAGCATTGAGATCCTGGAATGCGGAGGCTATCTTCTGCACCTGAGCAGCAACTTGCTTATTCGATTGCGCGAGGTTAGGCTGAAACACGCCATACTTGGGTATGTCGGCGACGCTCGTCATGGAACTAAGCTCTTCCGAGCAGGACACCGGGACTCCCAGGAACCCGGCGTCGAACGGAGTCAAGAGACCATCACCATCGGGAATAAGTTTCGTCCACTGTTTGTCTGGCTTCATCGCCTTACCTACGAGATAATTATAATTCCATACCAATATCTGCACATCATCGACGATAATGTCATCCGTCAATTTTATGTGGGTAACCTGTACCAAATGCTCGATGCCAGGCCTGATGAACCTCCGCGTTATCCACTGATAGAACATCATCCCTATCTTCGACATGCCCTTGGGGAAATTATTATTATTATACCCTGGCACTAGATCGTCTTTGGTATGGCTCCACGGTATGCCCGTATCCAAGTGCGCCACAGTGCCCACAAAAACCCACTCACGATCGGGTGGATTATTCTCAGGATAACAGTTGAGTATCTGCACAATGAGCTGTTTACCCGACAGCATCCCTCCGAAGCCGTCCAACGAGTCATTGTCCATGTCATAAAATGCATCAACGTCACTCGCGCCCGCTACCTTGTCCCATCTCGGAAACTCGTCTATATAGCCGAGCTGCACGACCGCAGACATGATGGGATTCTCCGCAGCGGAGTCTATCCTCTCGTCCGCCACTTCACGATCGATAAAGAGTCCCGTGATTCTTATCTGGACACTAATCGCTATCGTATCGGCGACTTGATTATAGGTTATCGTTATCGCGGGCGGAAAAGAGCACCTGACGAACTGCACCGTACCATCGCTGTGATAAACTGGCTCATAGTCACTGCGAATGCAGAAGCTCCTATCTCCGTTCTTGTCCGCGTATTTTCGAATGAACTTTACATTTATGATCCTACCAAACATAAGCGAGCTCTCAGGAGAATTGACGAGCTCCTTTCCCTCTACTATCTGAGAGGCGCTTGCGAGGCTATCGATGCCCCTCGTATCATTCATAAAGATCCACCACGCAGCTTTGCATATTCGAACTCGATAAAAGGAGCCCAAGCAGAGAAGAATCACTCGTGGTCACGGCGACGTTTTCGTCCCCGAGCCCTATGACGAGGGAGCCGAACTTTTCCGCGACGAGCCTACTTGACGTGTCGAATGTCTGTATATCGCAAATCATCCTCGCCACTCGCGCGCTCGAGGGACCAGACTCGTAGGTCTCGTCGATTATGGTGAAAATTGCACTCTTAAGGCCGTAGTTTACTGTATAAACGCCGTTCGTGAAGAGGCTCGGTACCAGGGTGAACTTCATTTAGTTTCCTCCAAATTGGCCGAACTGATCGACCCCGGTTATTCGATCGAGCACCGTAGAGAGCGGGGTGAGGAACGACGACGGCATCTTTATCGTCGCGCCGCCCTGTGGCTTATTGACGCAGAGCACCGGCATCTCCTGTACCCGTAGAGATCCGCGGAACACATCGTCCTCTTTCGGCTCCTTTGAGATATCCATGTCGGAAATCATAACGAACTCGTAGTACATCCCCGTCCACATTTTCATCACGAGAAAGTGGGATCTTTTCCACATGGTCTCCAGGGATATCTTATTCACATACGATAGACCGTCGGTATTCGGAAGCTGGAGCGCTGTCTGAACCGCCTCATTCGCTGTAGCGACTCTATTTTTATATACACTGCTTACGAAGTTCGCTATCTGGTCGTGGAGCGGCGTTGCGCCGAGCATATAGGCGAACGTGTCGATGGCGCCGGAAAAAGCAGAAGCAAAGTCCATCATGCCCCTATCAATCGGGGTGAAGGGGAGCACCACGTCGAGCGTGTACTGCTTTGGATCTCGTACCGCATTGTCAGTGATGGCGCGCAAGACTGAGGGACGGATCTGCTGTGCGTGTGCCTCCGCCGAAATATTTTCCTGCGGCTCGTAGAGAATAACTCTCTTCGTGGATATGTTTGTTTTACCGATCTCGTGCATCTTCGTCACCCGGAACATGGCTATGGGGAGTGTAATGACTCCCTGGTCCGGAGCCCAGTTCACGTCGTATAGGCAGGTGAGACTCGTGATATAACGCAAGAGATCAGAGGAGGTTTGAATGAGCGTCGGGATTATTATTCCCGAAGCATTGCCACTAAGCGGTCCACCCATATAAATCTCCTATTTACTGGAGGCTTTTTGTAAATTAAACCCACCGAGCGCGGCATTTATTATATTGTTCTCGTTGTCGCGGTTAATGGTGAAACTTCGCACTAGATTACCCGCGTCCTGGTCATTGAGTTCAGTCTGAGCCAAGATCTTCCCGTGGTCCATCAGGTCCACTATAACCTGAAAAGTCCCTCCGGCGCCAGGTGCTCCTATTTTATTGAATTCAACTTGATAGCCCTTACTTATGGCATCAATGAGGCTTGTGACACCGAGACTCTTGTTACTAGCCAAATCTAGTCCTACTTTTCCTATAAGTTCGTAAACGTCAGCAGAGCTTATGAGCCTCTCTTGTAAATCGGAGCGCATTTTCCTTCCAGCCGGAGTATCGCCTGCACCATTCGCCGATCTCAGGGCATTCGCATCCAGGTAAGCTTCCACGGCGGGGTCTAGATAAACCGGCTTATGCCCAGGGAGACTTTCCAAATCTTTCTTATTTTGCGCGAGTATAGCGGCAGCCACGAGCGCCGTTACCTGCATCTGTCCTAATATACCCATCGTCATACTCGCCTGAGACAGAGAATCATTGGCATGCGTGGCGTTGGTATAGACTACAAGCCTCGTACCGTCTTTCGTGGTAGCGGTTCCTAAATCACGTATTGCTCGAAGCGTGTCCGAGTAAGCCCCTATGTCGCCAAAGAAATCAGCATCAGTTATCGCCTTGGCAAAGTTCTCGAATGTCATACCTATCTTCTTGTAGTCCTGACTTCTAATAAGAGATTGCAATTCATCAGGTCTGTCCTCCCATCCTGGGGCGGCACCATACAGTGCTAGTTTTTTAGCGAGAGCTGCTCGCTCTACAGGGGCATTGACGCCTGCTAACCTGTTCGCATCCAAGTTAGAGGCCACGTTTCTCAATTCCTCGTGCTCGACCCACGAAGGGAAAAACCTCTTTGCTATCTCAGATCGGGCTATCCACCCACGAAAATCCTCTATCCACTGTCCCGTATTCCCCACTATCTGTCGGAGTAGCGTCTCCGCGACGGACATTATGGAAGTACCCGCGCCTCGGAATCTATTACCCGTTTCCACATCTGCATGGGTCGTAGCCGGAGGTGTCAGAAGAGATTTCGGTACATCGGGATTATTGGTATAAAAATCACTGGGAGGCATATAGTTGCCACTGCCCACCTTATCGCGCTTCTCGTACCAATAATTGTATAGAGTATCACCCGCCTGCCCACCGAGAGCCTCAGTGAATAAGCCGGCGTTGACGGCATAGGCCTTATCTGGAGTTGTCACCGGAAGACCAGGTGCTATGCCGGCTTCACTAGACTTCACTATACTTTTTATCATGATATCGAAGACACCAAGAGCATTTTGATCCCCGCCAGCTTTAACCATATCAACTAACTTGGCGGTATCTATACCGAGAATGGGCGCGAGTTTATTCCATGGAGCGTTGTCAAACGCAAGAGGACTAGCGAAATTTGACATAATAGCGCCTATGGCACCGGGAAACATATTCTTATCGTAGCCCTTCGATGACGCTATTTTTTCCCAAGACTGCATAGTGCCAGGAGCAAAATTATACCTCTGGTCACCGAGAGCCTGCCTTCTTGCGTTACTAACGATATCTACTATGCCTTCACGTATTTTACCAAGTAGCACTACCGTGGCAGTCATTTTAGCGACAAGTAATCCAATCTCCGTTGATATACCGGAGAGCACGTATTTTCCCATTTTACCTGACGTACCACCACTCTCTTCTTTTATTGCATCATCATCAGGATGCTCTTTGGCATATTGCTTTTTATAGCCAACCATCCGCGATCGTCGAGCGAGAGCGGCATAGGCTATAGATCGCTCATCAGACAATGAAACATCACCTATATCCCCCTCAGCACCTCCATTAACAAGTACCTCACCCAATGTCTTTTTGTATTTCTGTTCGGAGTTCGATATCTTGCCCCAAATGACGCGATTCAAGTTTTTATCATCGAAGTTAATTGAGGTACCGATGCCCCACTCCACGGCGCTTCCTTTGCCTTGAGAAAAATATCCACCATTCTGTCGAACGAGATTAGCAATTTCCGCTCGAGTACGAGGATCATGTATATTGCTCGTATGAACCCTAAATCCATTGTCCGAAGCAGAAGAGATATCTATACCGAGACTACTCTTACGGCGCCTATCACTAACTCGCGCGAACTCTTCTTCGACGGTTTTCTTGATGATCGGAAGGTGCTGGGAGGGCACAAAATAATCCGTAATGCGAATATTCCCTTGTATGCTCCGCTGCGTCCTGAGCACTTTGTCGCTCTCGGATTGGAATTGACTCACGACCTGCCGCAGGAAGCTCTCGAAGCTCTTCGACATTGCCACGGCGTCAGGATTTGACATATCCATCGAGTAGCGCAGCGTGCCATACTTGTCGTTGGAACTGGGCATCACGTAGCTCCTCTTAAGGCCTTGGCGTGCTCTTCTAGCCTCTGCTGTAGTATATTCTTCGTTTTCTTATACCGCAAGAAGTCAAAGAGCATATCATAGTCAGAGGGCTCTCTCTTGAACTCCTCCATGAACTCAAAGCACAAGTAATAGACCTCGTTGCCAAAATTAGCTTTTATGATCGCGGCTTGATCGACGCCCCCTTGCCACCCCTGGTCTTCTTCGGCGCTGTCGCTGGCGTGGCGGCTTCTTTCCCAGGCAGCGGATATTTTTTTAGCAGGTCTGCCGCGATGAACTCAGCGAGCCATGTAACGAGGATCGGATACTTGTCGATCACATCGACACCGCGGAGATTCTGAAACCGATCGGTGACGTGAACCTCGCAGAGCGTCGTGACCGATCCGTCGTTATTCCTCATCTTGATGGTAAGGTCTTTATCCACGAGTAGCTGCATGGTGATGTCATACATCGCCTGAAAATCGTCGAGCATAGTCAGCGCGCGACACTCCTCGAAGAGAGACAGCTTATTGAAGCCCGAGGGAAACTCGTAGATCATCCTTGATTGCTTGATATCTTCCCGTATCGCCTTGTGCGCTTCCTCGAACTCTAGCGACGATGCGTCGAGAGCCAGAAACTCGTGCGGCCTCTTTACCCCCGTCATTTTCTCTGCCATCTCTTTATTCACCATGCCGGCCATAAGTCCTCCTTACAATGGCAATGCGGCCACCCTACTAAGGGGTGGCCGCATATTTTGAACTACTAAATCCTAGGTCACGAGGGCCACGTCACCCCGGAGGGAACGACCACGGGATCGAGACCGTCGCCCGCGGCAGGAGTAGCGCCGTTGTCGATATCTCCGTCGGGAGAATCTACATCGTCGACGCCACCCACTATGCCGCTTTGCACGTTGGAGGCAGAGAAGAGATCACCCTGGCCAGCCTGGATCGCGTAGGGGCGGTATTTGGCCGAGATCCCGTTCTTGTTACCCACCGCCCAGATCGTCTGCTCGTCCAGGTTGTCAGCACCTACGCCCTCGAAGAAGCCAGAGTAGAGCATGACGGCCGCGTAGGGCACGATCGCGTTACCTGCGAGGATGAGGTGGGGCACGTTCTGGACGCTCACGCCGTAGAAGACGGTGATGATCCGCTTGCCGTTGACCATGCGGATGATGGTCAGCGTCCCCCCAAGTGAGTCCTTGGAGGCGATGATGAGCTGCAAGGCGGCGATGAGGTCGCCCGAACCCACAAGCCCGGTGGTGCGGAGCACGTTGAGCGTGGCCCGGCCAGCGAGCATGTGGTTCGTGATGGTGATCGTCGAGCCGTCGACGAGCGCCTCCATCACGGCGCTGTCCTGCAAGGGCACCGCCGAGAAGAAGGTGTCGTTGAGCCGAACGGATTTCGACACATCGATCTCATCGACTGGTGACGCATCGCTCACCTGGCCGGAGAGGTAGGGGTGCCGAAACTTGATTATGATCCCACCAGAGGTCTGGAACGACGCTCGCTGCTGCGGCGCCGCTCGGTTAGTTCCAAAAGCCATGGTATCCCCCCTTCCCTACGCGGCGGTGATCCCGCCAGAAATGTTGACCGTGTCGAGGTCGTCCACGTAGATCGCGCTCCACGAGCTCGAAGCCTCGAGCGCCGTCCTCCCCACTTTAGCTCTCTCGAAGGACGGAAAGTTGGCGACGATGTTCGTTATTCTCCCGGTTATGGAGAACTTCGACACGTTACCGATTACGATGTTCTGTATTTTTCGATATGCCTGGTTGTCGGTCAGGACCGGGTTCGTGAGGGTCCCCTTGTCAGCAATCACGTCCGCCAAATCCTGGCTCGACTGGTAGTCGGCCCACTTGGCGATCATGAGGGCGCCGATCGGTATGCCCGTCACACCGCGGCACATGGAGAGGCAACTGTCTCCGTTGTTCGATCCGGATATCGGCTCGAGACAGCCCACGTTCTTCGAATCGAAAATGTCGTAGCCATCCGTGTCCCCGGCATTGAAAGAGGCGTTGATGGAAGACACGGGACCGAAGCATTTTTCGTTCGTGATGCGGATGAGGGATAGCTTGTTCCCCACGTACTCGCCCGAACCGTTCTTGGAGGCGAACCAGTCGTAGAGCACGAGGGCGATGATGTTCCTGGTGGGCTCGCAGTCCACCGCGACGAACGTATTCTCCGCCTGCATCAGCGACAGTGCCCCCCAGAAATAACTCGTCGTATCTCCGCCCGTGATGCTCGTCATCGCGACCGACTCTTGCGCGGCCGTCGCGAGTCGAATCTTGCAGGGATTGGTATCCGTCCCGGCCACATCGTCGATGAGATCAAAGTCGAGCATGACTATTGACCAGAACGCGGAGAGCTGGATGTTCGTCTTGCACTGGTAGGCAAGGGCTAGGGCGAGGTTGAAATAGGTCGACGATCTCGTCGTATCCGCTGTACCCTGGGCCACGGCCGAGATGGCGATCGTGAGGCCCGCGTTGAGCGCGGGAGTAAACGAGGCGTAAGTCAGGGGAGTCGAGGTAGCAGCGGTCGTCGTACCGTGCGCGGTCGCCGTTGCCACGATGCCGGCAAGCGTCTGGCCTGCGCCTATGGTCTGCGCCGTGGCGAGAACGAACCCGTAGGTCTTGTTTCCTGCCGGCACCGAGTATGCCCCTGCGAGAAGCGTTATCGCGCCACCCGTGGGATTCGTGATCGACAGCGTGACCGTCGACGGCGTGCCAGCGATCGTGACCGGATTCGACCCATCGTAGGTCGGGTCGAAGAGCATCTTGACATACGACAGGAAATAGAGCGCCTGGAAAGCCGTGGTGAGCGGCTTGAAGGTGATCCAGTCAGAGCCCTTCGCCCAGTAGGTGGGACTGGTGTCGGTGTCGAGGAACACGATAATGTAGACCGTGAGATCCACGTTCGTGTCGTCGACGAACATTGGCGCGATCTGGGATAGAAGATTCCCTTGCGCCTCGCTCTTGTAGTTGTCGAGCGTCATCGCGATAAGCGCCGGCTCATCAACGGTTACGCTCGCCGAAAATCCCACAAGATTCGCCGCGGCAAAGGAGAGCGGCATGTAGATAGAGACCGCGTTGAAGATGTCAGAGTTCGCGACATTCTGGACATCCACGACGGAACTGAATTTCAGTTTCCGCTGGGCCACGCTGCCCACATAGTTCACGTTCATTATCCGCCTCCTCGAGCCTAGCTAATGCTTCCTGCGGCGATTGAGATGAGCCCCAATAGCTCTCCTGGCAATCGTATCACTTCGATGTATTGTAACATCATAACTATATCATACGCAACTGCCGTATTTTGGGCTCCAAAATAGTCGATATTTATAGGCCGTATCGGCCCAATATACTCGAGCGATTGTGCGTTACAGTACTCGTAGAAAAGATGCGCCACCTCTGGACGCTTCGTAAGGTGGTGAAAGAGCTTCGCCCAGGCCTCGGCGCTTCGTCCTATAAACCGTACCGTTACCCGAGCTAGCTTCAAGCACTCATCGGTTTGGAAAAAATCCTTGCCGTCGGGCGTCTGTATGGTCGACATCCCCTTGGTGTCCTGGGTGAGCCTGTCGTCCTCGTCGATCCAATACTCGATGAAGGTATCCTTGGCCGTGATCCCTTTTCTCTCGTCTAAGACTATTGGATTATCGATATTGTGCTGCATCGGCACTACATAGTTTTCTGCCCTCTTCCACTGTTCTTGACTCATGCCGTCATAGCCAAAATAGATGAAGGCGAGTACCGCCTGGATAGTGCCGAAAGTGACACCCTCGGTGATAAGATGACTTATATCAGGGGGCCTATTCACGCTACCTCCTCCAGCTCGACATAAATCTTGAGATGCTCAATAAGCTGGCCGGAAGCAAAAAAGAATTTATCCTTGCCCAGTCCTATGAAACGGTTCCGCTTAGCCCTCGTCGAATCGGATACGGCGCTTTTCCGAAGCGGTATTCTCCCGGCTGCGAGGCACGATACTATGTCGCGCTTTATTTTTTCAGCCACGCGAGTGCACTCACTCACTCGAACCGGATTTTTCCAGGCCTTGAGCGCAGCATAGCGCTTATTGACAGTGTACCGCATATCGAGTTCTCCACTCTTTCGCTGTACGAGGCTCTCCTCGAGGAGAGCCTTTTCCTCTTCGATGTCGTATACTATAGAGTCATTTATTTGACTCAACTCATACGACACCGATCTCGTGTCGAAGATGGCGGCGAAGTAGGTGTCGATGAAGTATTCACCGCCATTGAAGGCCTCGCAGAGAAACTCGTAGAGCAAACGAAAGGAGATCCCTGATACACCGTACTCACCAGCACCGCCCGACATCGTAGCGAAGCGGTTATTCCTGACCGCACGAGAAAAGCTATAGGTGACATGAGCCCCTCCACCGATATTGCGCGCGTCCACGACTTTCCTCGTCGTCATCTCGGAAGGCACAAAATAATTGAGCCCCGCTTCTTCGGCGAGGCCCAAGAATATCTTCTCCTTTCCAGAGAGCGCGGCCATCTGCGGTCGGTAGAACTTACTCGTAACCATGGAGCGCCTTCTGGATCACCGACCTATCTGGTCTCTGCTGGTCTGTTGGCCCAGGCACGATAGCGGCCACGAACCTGACATAACCACCCTCGCGAAGATAGTCATTGTCTTTCGTGAGGATGAATATTTCCTTCCCCACCTCGAGATACGAACCCTCGTATATCCTATTTGCCTCGTCGGCGTAGACCCAAAACGATCCGACTTCGTTAGGCTGCCGGTTCTCCGCGACCACAGACAACTTGCCGCCAGGAACTCGACGGAATATGCCTTCGACTACCCTCTTGTCGTGCCGCGCGCCGTAGCCACCTCCTGGCGTAGCTTCCATGTCGAATATGCAATATTCCCCAATGAGCTCAGAGAAAGCCGCGAGCATATCGCCATAGATGCCGCCATCTTCCATGGATCTACTCGTGGTCAGCGAACTCGGTCGGCGCGGGCACTTCTTGGGGGGTGTCGATAATGGTCGGAACAACGGGGGCAATTTCCTCTCGGACGGCGCCGTTCACGAAGCGAACCGGGTGATCGTAGAGCTTTATAAGGCCCTTCGCCTCGAACTCCTGCATCTTCTCGAGCCCCAAGGAACCCCTCGGGTAGCACACGCACGGGACCCGCTTCTGATCATTGATGCGAACCGGCCTTGTCACCGAGTAGTAGCCGTACAGATTCTCTAGGCTTTCCGTCATGTCATCCTCCTAGATATCCTTGGCCACGATTACCGAGATCTTGAACCTCGCAGGAGCGCTTCGAATCATCATAAGCGCCATCGCCCCGTAAGGATTCGCCTTAAGGCTTTCAAGGATCGAATCGGTCGTGGTCAGGTGTGACGTGTCCATGTAGTTGATGGTCACGTCACCTATTTTTTTACTCCGAATGGGCATACCACCTGTTGACTGCACGCCGGCCGCCATTCGTGGGTACAGATTCACGATGTACCATGCCACGAGGAGCAGATAGCAGCGAATGGTCTTTGCTATCCAGGCCTCATCCCCAGCTCGCTTCCACAGCGTACTGACGCCATCGAACATGGTATATACCGCGTCGATGGCGTCAAATAGAATCTCGTCGTACTTTGCATCCGCGAACTTAGGAAACGCGGCGAGATAGTACCGCTTGAAGTCGGCGGCCGTTATACGATCGGGCACTCCACCTACTAAAACGGCCGCCATGGCTTATCCTTTGCTGAAATCGGGAGTACCCTCGTCCCCCGCAAACTCTTGCTTCTCGCTTCCAGAATCGACCGAAGTCTTGTCGGAGGCCGCGGCGTCGACCTGGGCCTGGAGATCCCGCAGTTGCATCGCGTATGAGGCAACTTGAGCCTGGAGAGAGGCCTTATCGGAGGCAAAGGCGTCGATCTGGGCCTGGAGCGCGCCCTTGTCGGCCTCGAGCTGCATGATGCGCTGTGCATCCGTAAAGGCGTCCGCGGGCGGCAGGTCGTACTTCACGAAGCTCTTCTTGTCGATGAAGCTCTTGAAGATTTTTGAGCCATCCATGAGCTGGTCGTACTCTTCATCCGTGATCCTCGTGTAGCCGTTGCTCATGAGGCGCCCGGAGTCCTTGTCAGTCCGCAGCCGCGAGAACTCGATCTTAAGCTCACGCTTGCTTCCATCGTCCGTCTTAAGCTGGACGATGGCCCTGACACCCTGATTCAGGTTATTTTTGATCCATACGAACTTCGACAATTTCTGCCTCCTTGCAGGAAAGGGGCGCCTCAACTATCGAGGCGCCCCGATGGATGGATCACTGAACCCCGAAGCCCCGGATGATCTTGATCGTCCCGTCGATGGGGGCGATGACGGAGCCCATGCGCTTGAGCATGGTTCTCTGGAGCCCGCTACGCTGCGGGAACGAGGGCAGGATGAAATTCTCAATCGCCATGGGAGCGATGACGACTCCCTCCTGGGGATCGAGGGCGCTCTTGAGCGTCGGGAAGGTGATGAACATAAGGTCGGAGGCGTGATCGTTCCAGGGCGTGTGGGGCGCGCAGAACGGGTCCGAGACGAGGACGAGCTCCTCGAGGCCACCGTTGTTCGGGCCGAAGCCCACGCCAGTGCCGAATCCGTTCGAGCGAATCATCTCGTAGTCCTTGAACGCGCTCTTGAAAATCTGCAAGGGGCTCTTGTCCGAGTAGACGTTGGACTGCATAGTCCACTTGAGCGCCTTGTAGACGGTGGGGGAACAGTTGATCCTCACCGAGGAGGGCAGGAAGGAGAGCTCCTCCTGCATATTGCCGACTTCCCGCTGCAAGGAGGTCACGATCGCGGCGCCCTTGGATACGTCGGTGTCATCGGCCCAGATCGTGTCGGTGGTGGCACCGCTCCACGTGTCCTCGTTAACGAGCTGCTCGAGACCGTCGAAGCCCGACTCCGCGTCGCCGAAGAGGATGAGCGCGTTCGCGAGCTGCTCGAGCATGAGCCGCGCGTACCGCTCGCGATCGCCGATGCCCATGGGGGTGAGGAAGTTCCCCGGCTGCCCGGCGACGAGGTTTTCGTGGAAGCTCGTCTCGTAGTCAACAACGAGGTTGACGAACTGCGACACGAGCATGTCGAATCGGTTGCGGACGCTGGCCGAGTCGTTGAACTCGCCATTGCCCTTGGCCACGCCGGAGATCCTCGCGAATCCCTCGAAGGTCTCCTTGTACATGACGATGGCGTCCGCCCAGATGTTGGGGACACCCATCACGTCCACGAGGTTTCTCGCCATGCCCTGGATGAAGGGCTGCTTGAAGACCCTCGTGGAGTAGGACACGTCCCAGTAGGGCATCGAGAGGTTCGACAACAGGCTATCCTTGGCCCTTCCCGTGGCCACTATGGGTTCGCCGATGTACTTTCTGACCTCGGGATCGTAGTGACCGATCCGAGTGAGGCTATCGCGCACGCGCTTTTTGGCCTCTTCCTCAGTCATGCCCTGGGCGCGAAATGCTCGCTCGGAGATGAGAATCGCTTCCTTGACAGAGTCCGAGACTCGGGTGCCGAAGGTCTCGATGCCCGCCTCGTTCCAGTTCTTGACCTGCCGCGCGGTGAGCTGCCGGTCGGGAACCTCGAGATAGCTACCGCCACCCATCGAGGACTCCCCGGTGATGCGGAAGCCGTCTCTCGAGCCTGGGGCCGCGTCCTTGTTCCGCCCGATGCTGATCCCCCGGACGAAGCCGTCGACGAGGGAAGGGTATTGGGCGCCTAGAAAACTTTCGGCCTTGCGCGCGAAGGACGTGAAAGGCTTCGAAGCTTCGATGAATCCGTTCATTGCTCTCTCCTTTATCCTCTCGCCGGCCTAGAACCGAAGCTCGACGAGCACTGACTCGTCCTCGGGATAGACGTTGACGATGTCGCCGCCGTAGGTGCAGCCCGTGAGGGTCGGATGCGCCCCGGTGAGCACCATGGAACCCGATTGGAGCAGTGCTCCGACCGCCGCCGCCGTGGGGGCATCGAGCCCAACCGTGGCGAGGACTACTGCGCTCAAGTGCGTGATGAGATTCGGCACCGTGGTGTCCCCGGTGAGAGTGGGGAGCGTCACAGCGTGCGTCTCGAGGGCCGCGATGAGGGCCGCCTTCTGCACGTCGGTGAGCCCCGTGAGAGCGGCCGTGCCCCAGGAGGTCGGCGTAGCGATGACGGGGTCTCCTGTGGAGTTTTCGAAGAAAAGCTTCATGGTCGTGTCGTCGATGTCGGCAAACGCCCTGACGGCGCCGGACGCGGCGACCTTGGCGGTCTTGTACCGCACGAAGCCGCGCTTGACTATGGTGCCCTTGTTATAGTCCATGAGCCCCAGAGAGTTTGCGGGCTGCATGGAGGTGAGGGCGGGATCGTATTTGATGATGCCGGCGAGCTTAGGCTTGGCGCTTCCGGCCGTCGGAACCCCCGCGTAGATGTGATTGGTCTGCCCCGCCACGTTGCGGTCGTACCACACGGCATTGCCGAAAGGCACTGCGACCACGCCTTCCCCGGCGAGCTCCGCGGCGAGAGCCGTACCCACCGTAAGGCCCGAGTAGCCAACCGACAGATCAAACGAGTTGATCTTCTCGAGCTGGCCATTGGACTTGTTCTGGCCCCTCCAGATACCTTTGCCGGTGAGGCTTAAGTTCCCGGAGCTGGACTGTAGATTGGACATGCTTTCCTCCTATTCCTTACATGCCGCTCGAGTGGCCGAAGATGCCCTCGAGCGCATAGTCCACGCTCTCTTCGGTTCCGATGAGGCCAATGCCTGAATCGATCGCTCGGGTGCCACGCGGTCCTTCCGCGCCCCCTGCTCCCAAGGTCTTCTTGAGGATCTCGGTGATGAGATCGGGGAGCAGGGCCTTAAGCCGCTCGTCGACGAGAGCAGCGGTATCCTTGGCGCGGGACTTCTTTTCCTCGTCCTTCTCGCCTTTTTCCTCTTCCTTCTCGCCGACCTTCTCTTCCTTTTCCCCGGCCTTCTCTTCCTTCTCCCCGGCCTTCTCTTCCTTCTCGCCCTTCTTGGCTTCCGCCTCGCCTTTGCCGGCGTCGGTCACCTTAGCGAGAAGCTCCTTCTCGGAATCCATGCACCTCGCGTAGACTCCGTCGATGAGCGTCGCCGACTTCTGCCAATCAGCGAGGGCCTGCTCGGCATGCAGGAAACTGTCGCGCACGACGCCCTCGAGCGCGCTGCGCATGTCCGAGGGAGTAAAGCCGGCTACTCTCTCCAGAACCTCGCCCACGATTACCTTCTGGCGCTCCGGCGTGGCCGACCTCATCTCCGCCAGGGAATCCTTGATGACCGCGGAGAATTTCTTCTCACCCGCGCCACCGATGCCAAGGATGCTGGATAATAGTCCCATATTCTCCCTCCCGATCTCGTCGAACGTATGACCCGTAAACACGGAATCCTGGATTCTTACGTCCTTGCCACCCCGACCCATGGCCGTTATCGCCACGTTATTGACGGATGTGATCTTCGTTAACCTAAGATCATATCCTACCTCATCAGGGTTGTCTACAAGAACCGATTCGGAAACGTAGTCCGCCGAAGTTTCCCTATTGCCCGCCTTGTAGTAGTCATGCGCGTCCTTCGTGTAGAAAACTATTCTTCCCTGGAGCCCAATATCGAGACCATTGGGCATCGGCACGACCGAAATCGGCCCTCCTATAATCGCCGAGGAGAAATCGTGGAAGTTATCGCTCCCTATCTCTACATCGATATGTTCCTTTTTCGTCACGGGTATCATATCGAAAAGCCCAGCCGACGCCGCGATCACGCCAGCCGGCCGGAACTCGGTGTAGAAATCCTTGACCCGAGTCGGTTTATGCCCCCGCGCGAGGACTTCCTCCCTCGTGTAGGTGTACATGCCCGACCGGGCCACGATCACATCCTTGACCTCGATATAGGGCTTCTTATCCTGCACCCGCGTCAAAAACTCTCTACTCATAGCTTCTTCCCCTGGGCCTTCTGGAGACCCTCCCTCCTGGCTGATGCCCCGCGCGTCTTCTCGTGCATACGCTGCTCGAGCTTCGAATAGCCCTTTTCCTCACCTTTCGGCTTGGGGGCAGAAGAAGATGGTGTTCCGGGCGCGGAGACCGGGGCGTCGATCTGCTTCTGCTTGAGCTCGGCGTCGAGCCTGTGGTCCTCTTCCTCTCGCTTGTCGATCTCTTTCTGGTACTCCGCGATCTTCGCTATGACTTCCGCCTTGGGTGCCAGGTGCATGTCCCCATAAGGCATCACTATGTCAATCGCCGCTGCGAGCTTCATACCGGATGCGACGAGGTTGAACGTACCTTCCGACAGATCCTTGACGACTTTCGCTCTCTTCTCGGCGTTCTCGATCCTGGGTGGGAGGATCTGCACCCTCGTTGCCGCGAGGGCTCTTCTGATGTCTCTGTCCTTGCCTAGGGCGTTTATGACTTCGAGCATCGCTAGGTTCCTACAGCGATCCTCGATCTCGCCGTGGATGTACTTCATTCCTTCCCATTGGCGTTCGTTGACGCCGTCGGACTGATCCCCGGAGGAAAAGGCCCCTCTATCGGATGACCAGAACGACTCCTCGGGCATGTTCGTCCGCATGGAGAAATCCTGGCGCACGATCCGGGTGAGCTCCGCCACAGCAGTAAAGTCTCGCTCGATCGCCTTGAGGTCCCCGATGACATCCATCGTGATCGGGTTCTCATTCGAAGCCATCCTGATCGTTTCCATGTCGTCGAGGTCCATGTCCTTGAGGCCCACTGCCCCATTGAGCGCGTTCGAGAGGTCCACGTTGAAGGTCCTCACGAGGATCGACATCTGGCTTATCATTCGGGGCAGCGCGTCGGCGACGCCCTCATAGTTGCACTTCGCGCGGTACCAGTTCTGGATGTCTGAGACGCCCCAGCCCATCGTCATGATGGCACCCCAGTAGCCAGCCTGCGGAAGTGGCACGATCCTCGCAAGCCTCTGTCCCGCCACGTCACATCCGAGGTAGGGTATAAAATAAAACCTTGGGTTCAAAAAATCCTCGGCGGTTGGATTCCAATTTGGGATATGGATCGCATTGTTTCTATCGAGCGTCACGTAGCGGGCTATGCAATCCTTCCCGACGACATCCAGTTTCGCGAGCATCCCGATATCCATGAGAAGCGTCGCCGGAATGTCTTTCTTGAACATCGGAAAGACGATTGAGCCACCGTAGGTAAGCCCATCCCTCGCTCCGTTGGCGAGCGCTCGTGCGAATCCCGTCTTTTCCGCCGACTCGTTCACTCTCTCCATTTGCTCTGCCGAGAGCTCGGGGTTCACGATCTTGACGCCATGATAGGCGATCGGCTTGCATTTCCTGTTTATCGCGAGGGTCCCCAGGCCACCCTCGGCGTAGATCACCGCGGCCTTTCCTGGGTCGATCCAGAGATTTGGCTCCGTCATTCCCCCGAACTGTGGCGCGGTATTCAGATTATACCCATTAGGCATCATGCCAGCGGCAGCGTTGAAATTCGCGCCGGAGAAGCTATCGAGCACTCGGCCCACGAGCTCGTTGCCTGAGCCGATGCCCTTGGCCGCATAGCCACGTAATGGGGCGAGGGCCTGAATCGACTGCTTCTGAACGTCATCCGTGCTGATGAGACTCTTACCGAGCCTTTTTTCTATAAGTCCTCGTTGCTCGTTTTCGACTATGCTGACGACCTCTTCGTGCGCATTTAGCGACATCGAGTGGAAGTGGAACCCATCTTTTATGCGCGCATAGCCGTCGGCGCCGCGCCAGGTGGACGTTTTATTGCCCTTTATGATGTTCCAGACTGATCTCCAGTATTCCATAGCCTCTATGGTAGGAGTAGTTTACCAATATGTCAATATGCCATAACGCTTTTTCCTATCCGACCGCATAGTACCCGGCGCCCAGCTCCTCGACCCCCGTCTGCTCCTCTTCGATGAGATCAAGCTTCCGGTCGAGCACGAGATGCTTGATATTGAAAAACTCCTTTCTATTGCACACGATGAAGAAACACATCATCCTGAGGCCGTCTATGTCATGGATGGGACTGCGAGGCCCCACGCCCTTGGGTATCATTCCCTTATCGTCCCGCTCTCCCCTGGACACCGCATCCGCCGTCTCGGTCGCTCCCCCGGTGATGAGCAGCTTCTGTATATAGAAAAGCTTGTTCACGAGGAACGCGGTATCCTCGACCGATGGGTTCTTTGAACGCAATACTATCTTGATCTTATTGTGCCTTAGCTCCTTGTAAAAGTGCGTAATCTCATCCTTAGCCGTCGCGTCAGGAATCCAGAATATCCTCTGAAACGGAAAATCGTGACGTATGACCTTAGGCGCCTCCCTGATATCGGGAAACTCGTACCTTTTGACAATGATGATGACGCCATCCCTGATGACGCCCACGCAGCCGCGATGGTAGCCCTGGTTGAAGTCCTGCCCCCAGTAGAGCGTCTCGTCATCTCCCACCGATCGATCGAACTCCTCTTTCGTATAGTTCCGGTCCCAGGAAAAATCAGAGAAGATCTTCCCGCGCGCGATCGCTAGGAACTCACCCTCGAGGTATACGCGCTGCTCGGTCTCAGTGTACAGCGCTGCGAGTTCGTCGGCGTATCCTGGTGGGTTGTAGATATTATCGCGCGTGCGACCCCTGATCTTTACAAAGCCAGCGCCGGTCTTCTTGAACTGCGTGTAGAGCCTATAGAGCCCGAGCTGCCCCTGGCTCGTCGACGCCATTGATATGAACGGCATCCTCATGCCGGGTATCTGCTGGCGCACGCGCTCGTTGACCGCCTTGACCGCCTCGAAGGTCGTATCCTCGGCCGTCGAAATACCCAGATCATCGACCTCGTCTAGGTCCGCCGACCATACATCGAAGCCCATTATTTCTTTGGGGTTCTGCAATGGAGTCGCAAGCACGTCCACGGTGCCTATGGAGAGCACGCTGTTCTTCGAATCCCATGAGTAATCGGTCTTTGAGTTCTCAAGGTCCTGCACTATGTAGGCGAGCGTCGTCTTCACAAGATGGCCCAATGTAACGCCGCCTAAGAGAAGCCTGGGCCGGTGGCCTTCTCTATCCTTTCGACCTTGAAGCAGTGAAGCCTTGTACTCTATTGAGGTCGCTATTGAGGAAGTCTTTCCCGCGCCATAACCTGCGACGAGTATGTGGAACCGTCTATCGGTAAAAATGAAAGGTGACTGCAAATAAAGCCCCTGATGAGGCAAAAGAAGCTTTTTTATCATACATCCTCTACCATGATATCTTCGCCCATCTCGTTTTCCTCATAGTGAAATCCAGCTACGCTTACCTCTCGCGAAGTGGTGGCCTTGAGAATCCTGGAGCCGACGGCGATCTTTGCCCCTTGACTCAAGGTTCCCTCGAACTCCGATTTCGCGGCCGTACCCTCAGATATCTCCACAGTGCTCAGTTTTTCGAATTCCTCTTTCGTGACGGGTATGAAGAAAATATTCATTGCCTCGTCTTCTCTATCTTCACTGCCTTTTTCCGCATCCATTATCTCTCGACGCTGAGATAGGAGCTTGAGGCGTGTCTCTATCTTTGTCTTGTCGAACTTGACTCGGGGCCTTCCTGGAGGCCTTCCTACTGGTTTCTTTGCCTTATCGGGTTTCTTGTCTTTCTTTTTTGGCTTCTTTATCGCGCCTCTGATGTCGTATTCATCTATTGGAGGCTGTTCTTCCTCCTGGATCTCTTCATCTTCTTCCTCAACATCTTCTCTTTTTGGTTCATTAGCGGCTTTTCTCTCCTCTTCCTCGAGCTCATCTATGCTTGATAGAAGAGTATCTACTTCTTTGAGGTCCTTTAGTGTCCTCTGGGCCTTGAGCTTCCGCGTCTCACACTGATAGTAGTCATCTTCTAGTATGAGTACCCTCTGTTTTCCAATGATCCCCAGTGAGTCAAGCGCCGTCGTGTCATTATAGACTACCGAATACGCCTTAACGCACTTTTTCACGAGAGTCAAGAATGCATCGTCTTCGTTTGTGGTTGCAGCCATTTCATGACTATAGACCCGTATAGCTTTCGCCGTCAAGGTAAAGGTAAGCCCACCATGGGTCGCTAGCAAGGAGGACTATCCGAACTAGCCTTTGCGCGGCGTGAGTGCTGCGTTCTCAGCACACGGCTCCCATGGTGGGCGAATATAAATATAAATCATGGTGGGTATTGTGTCAACTGCCTATTTTGTTACTATAGAATAACGTGATATTAGTGTCACTATGGTGGAATTTATGCTTTTATGCTCGTGTCGCGCGGGGATCACCGTTCCTACCCCTGCATCGAAGTTTCAAGGTAACATTCTCACAGACTATTTTATTATTACATTGTCATAACCGTGATATTATAATCACGGCGGCATGGCGTCATATAATCTTTGTATCATGATACATGCTCCCTTAGCAAATACACAAGCTCGCGAGTAGTTACTCTATCCGCCATTGGGAAATTATGATGTAAATACTTCGCTGCCTTGGCCATTTTCGTCGTCTGGGGTGTCTTGGCCGACATGATAGCATCGACACTGTACGCGCTATGTACCATGTCACGTATGGATGCCCGTGCCGTCTTTGACAATCGCGTAACGTAGTCGCGTATGTATGCATCAATCGCGGCCGATACTAACGTTTCAATACCTATGGCGCTTGATTGTATCGCTCCCTCGATCTCTACGTATAGCGTACCGAGTACCTTACCCATGTTCCGCTTGTGCGATTCTCCTTTGCCTCCCTGCGTATCATTAATTCTATTTATTCGCCGAACTTCACGATTGATCGACGCCTCGCCGTGTACCGATACTGCGCGGTCTCCGACCTGCTCCGCCTCATATCGCTCGAGTGCGTCAACGATTGTCCTAGTAGTACCACGCCTTACCGAGGCTTTACACGCGCCCACAACGTACATACGCGCCGCATCGTCCTCCGATACTGCTCGCTCTTGCGCAATTTTAATCACTTTCGCCGCTTTTTCCGCCCGGAGTATCGCCGCGCATGCGCCAACACGCGCATCCCATTCCCGTTTTCCCATCCTTTGCATTGCATCCTCCCTTACACCGCTACACGGGCGCGGACTGGCCGAATGATGAATTCGTGCGTGCCATACTCGGCATTGGCGAGAGCCTCGACTTTTTTAGCCTCTGCGAAACTCTTGTACGTCCCGATCCGTCGCCCCGTCGTCACGTGAATAACATCGTACATATATCCCCCTTGCTGCGTCTAATCTCTATTAAAAAGTATAGCACTAGTCGATTATTAAATCAAACGTTTTACCAATAAAGTTGTGAATAAGCAAAAAGAAAGCGTTTTGGTGCAATGTTTTACTCGAGTTAGTATTTATTCTTGTTTATATATAACCTATGTATTTCAGTTCGGATTGATTTTTAGGGAAAAATAAAAAATGCTTAATTATTTTTGAGCGGATATATTAAAGCTATGAATTTTCGAGTTAGTTGATTCCCTAAACCAACTTTACTATATTAAAACGATACATATCATTGTGTAATAATGACATATCATAAAATAACTGTATCAATATAACCCATGACGTTGTGCATATTTAATACACTGCACTATGTAATTGTTTGATAACACTCGACTCTATATTTTTAATTGACACTATCAATCTTAAATGGTAATATCCTATCCGTATCTAAAAACCTATCGAGCTTGTCGGATTTGAATCCAACCATTGACTACCAAATCTCCAATATATCAAACGGGGTAGTAAAATCAAATGGAGCTGAAATACATAGGTTATATATATACAAAAAAAAATAATCACTCCAGTATTTATTTACCTTAATAATATTTATACCGCTTATACACAAGCATTTTAAAACATTAGTTGATTTAATACCTACCATAAAACACATATACGACTATCATACCAAGAGCATATTTTTAGATTATTTAAGAATCGCGCCGATTTTTTAGACTTTTCAAGGCATTCCCCGCCTATACGTTGTAACCGATTTACTAAGCAAAGCGCCTAAGCTTAGGCCGTAGAAAATCCGAGTGTGGCACTAGTCAAGCTTTTAGGCCGCCCTTTCTTCTCTGCTTACAAGGAGCAAAGCCAATGCACAAGCCCAATCAGGTCATAAAGGCCGACGACGAGTGGGACAAGGCCCGCGCCGAGTGGGAAAAGGCCCTCGCCGAGTGGGACAAGGCCGACATCGAGCTGAACAAGGCCGACGCCGAGTGGGACAAGGCCGACGACGAGTGGGACAAGGCCCGCGCCGAGTGGTACAAGGCCGACGCCGAGTGGGACAAGGCCCTCGCCGAGCTGAACAAGGCCCGCGCCGAGTGGTACAAGGCCAGCGCCGAGCTGAACAAGGCCCGCGCCGAGTGGGACAAGGCAGCCGCCGAGTGGTACAAGGCCGACGCCGAGTGGGACAAGGCCCGCGCCGAGTGGGACAAGGCCCTCGCCTAGTGGGACAAGGCCGACATCGAGCTGAACAAGGCCGACGCCGAGTGGGACAAGGCCGACGCCAAGTATGACAAGTCCCTCGCCGAGTATGTCAAGGCCTACGCCGAGACGTATCTATGCTGAAGCTACGCGCCAGTATGGCAACGAGAAACGGAAAGGAGCAAAGCCAATGCACAAGCCCAAAGCCCCGCGCGCCTACTACGTAGGCGGATTTGGTGTCGGTTGTGGAGTGCCGAGAGTCGAAATTCTCGAGCGCATTCCGGCCGGTACGTATCTTCACCTCATGACCGACGAGCGAAACGATCAGTACAAGCTCCGCGTGGTGTCGAAAAAAGCATACGGCTTTCCCTTCGGCGATATTTTCTATCGCAAAGCCGACGAGCTTTACGATCATATCTCGTTCATTCAAGGCCCAAAGGTACAACACTGGGGCCGCGAATGGATGGAAGCTTTCGAGGTCTATGCTGAAGCTACGCGCCAGTATGGCAACGAGAAACGGCTCTTTTCATTAAAGGAGACTGATATATAAAGGAGGTAAGCAGAATAGAAAAGCCGAGGATTGAGGTCTCATCGAAACGGTGAGAGTGGCGAAGCTTCCGGGCACGAGGAGAATAGGACACTCTTCGCGCCCATGCTTGGCTAATTTCAAGGAGGACACCACGAAATATCGCCTAATCAACTACTTCGACGTATGGGGCAACAAAAAAGACGGCTATGAGATAAATAACCTCTGCGAGGATGCTATCGTCTGTTTTCCGGACGTTCCTGACAAGCGCGAGATTCTCTCCAAGCTGAAGAGAATCGGCTTTCTCAGAAAGTCCTGCCGCATGGCGTCAATCGTCGAGACTAACCAGGGAGACGGTGACTTCATCGACTTCGAGGACGCCTACGGCAGGCCCATATTCCGGCTCGAGAGAAACGATGGCACGGAAGAGGAAGACTGCTACCACAAGGAATATCAGGGTATCAATATCCGCAAGGTCTACGATGAGGCGCAAGTATGATCTACCAGACTACGGCCACGGTACGAAAGGAGGATATCCTTTCGGATGCCGAATACCTGGAACTCTCGGCGCGCAACGACCGCTTCTGTAGGTGGGTGGACAACAACCAGATAAAGGCCTACAAGCCGGAAGAGGTGCCAGAAAATGCCCGAGTCACGAATGAGGAGCGCAGCAAGCTAGAGGTCTATCTCTTTTTGCTTTCTCCTCCCGACAGATACTTCTGCTATATCTCCGAAGGCAAGAAGAGCGCCGCTACGTGGATGGGGCAGAACCTTTCTCATTGGTGCATACTCGGCCGAGAGTGGCGATCGAACATGGGCGACAAGAGGCAGAACGTGATTTTCCGCGGCATCAACGGCAGATTCTATTCCGGGATCTACTACAAAAGTTCAGGAGAATATGCGCGCGTTCGCGCTTTGTCTATCCGTTCCGTACACGCTCGCAACATCGCGCGGTGAAAGGAGGGTTTAATAATGGGAGGATGGATTCTCTATCAATCACTAAGCTCAGGCGCCAGGAAGGCGCTAAAGCGCGGGAGCGGAATATATCGCAGATATGCGGTCTCCAAGGGAGGAAGCACGACGTATATCGCAGGGGTCAATCTACAGGACCCTAAGAGATGGTATGCCGTGATACACGGTGTCGGGAAGGTCATAAAGGAGAAGACCGCATGAAAATATCGGTCGGAATCGCGCTTGTGTCTTCGACACTAACCGGCGCGAAGCTGGGGCGATTCTATGCTTTCGCCGAGTCGAAGGATTTCGCCTACTTTGGGACCTATCAGGAAGGCTCCCCAGTGAATGCGCTTTCGATACCACTCTCGAGCTCTCCTCAGGTGGCCAGGCGCATCAAGTTTATGCGCTCCCTCATGCTCGAGTTCCAGGACGCATTCGATAAGGTCATGCTAAGTTCCGACTATGACGATTTTAAGGCGGGAAGGCTCGCGCCGATCGCTGCGAACCTCTATTGGGAGGCGCGAAAGGCGATCGAGACAAGGGAATTAAGGTAAAGGAGGACTAGATGCTCAAATCAATCGAGGAGGAGCTCGAGGACTGCCGAAAGCGATTTGAAGGGGTAGGCGTCGGCGCTCTGGTATGGTGCTGCCATCATAGTATAGAGCTCGAGATGCTGACCGA